GTAGACCTGCGCATCGCCGTAGACCTGCGCATCGCCGTAGACCCACGCATTGCCGTAGAACTGCGCAAGATTCCCCTCTTTCTCGACGTACCCGCCGAGATCGCCAGCGGCGACATGGAGGCCGATGGCGACCAGCGCCCGGATGCGGAACAGCTTTACTCCGCGCCAGTCCAGAATGAAGTCGTCGGCGACCAGCTCGTACTTTTTGCCGGGCTCTACCGCTTTCGCCGGAGCCTTGGCCTTCTTTGTTTTTGCGGTAGTCGCCACCTGAACCTCCGATGCGCCGGGGTGGCGCTGTGGAGGTTGTTTGCACTATGCAAAGAGGCTGGTCAACCGAAATGTTGCATTGTGCAAACTTTTTTACGAGGCGGCTTTTATCCCCCTGTGCCGGTGGCCTCGCGCGGCGAATCTAAGGTCTTGCTGGTCTCGACAACCTGAACGGCATTGCGGCGGAGCTGGCGTAGGGCCATGGCGTCCTCGGGATGCATCAGCAGCTCATACGGCGCGATATTCATCGCACGCGCGACATCTCTTATAATCGCAGGACTATAATCCTGGCGGTCATTGCACAGCAGGCTTACGGCGGTGGTATTCAGATCCGTCTTTTCAACCAGATCGGCCTGGCGGACATGCAGCGTCCGCATCCAGTCGCGCAAATACCAGTTCGTATAGCGCTTGGGTCTGCTGTGATCTGCCATTCTTGCATAATAGCAAGGCGGCCTCCGAAGGTCGTTTGCGGTATGCAACACTAAACGCTTGCCTCCGACTTTGCGTTATGCAAAGAAAGGGGAATGTCAGACGAACCGAAGCCCACCGTTTTCGCCGCCCAAGCTGGCATAAGCATTCCATATGCCAGCCAGATTTTGAGCGGGGTTCGCACCCCCTCTAGGCCTCTGGCGATTTCGATTTTCCAACGGACGGGGCTGAAGCTTGGTCCGATCGCACAATTGTCGGACGATGACATTGCTACGCTCGCCCGCATTGACGGGATCGCAGCGTGAGCGGGCTACTTCTTGAAGGGAAGTACAGTTCCCGTGCTGCGCTGTCTGCCGCGCCACGCTGTGACGACTTCCATACCGGCGAACATGAAGGCCTCGAAAACTTCGAACGGCCAGACCTCGCATTCACCATCTGCTCTGGTGATATGGACCATCCCGCCGACAATCTTAACCGCCGGCATTTCGTCAATGAATACCTTGCACACGCAACCATCTCCCGCGACAGGACAGGCTGCGACTTAACATATGTTGGGTCAAGTACGTTGCGCCAAAATGACGCAAGTTTCGCGAAATTAACCTTTCGTAACGGGGGCTTAACTGTCTCCGAGTGTCTCTGCGACCGCTGCGTTTTAGAGCGGGGTGAGGCGTGACGCACCCGACAATCCTCGCACCAATCGACGCGCCTGTTAACGTCATTGCGGCCCTGGACGGTAAGCCGTTCCTCGCGCGGTTCATTCCTATTCAGTTCCATTCGATCACCTCCCCCACAGGACGATCGAATGAGTCCGGGCGGGCGGCTCCAAAAGTCCGCCCGGACAGGGTTTTGCTGTGAGCTGCGATTGGGACTGCGCGAGCGACAACCTCGCTCCTCGCGCTCAGGCTGAGCCCGGTTCCGCAACCGTTGCTCTCGTCAATGCTGCTGTGTGGCTCATCTGCGCACCCTTCGACCTCTACGCGCGCCTTCGCAATGGACGCAGCACGACGGGCGATGACGCTGGTCAGGCGGCCGGCGCGGATTGGTCCAAAGAGGGCTCGTTTCATAACCATTCTGGGGGTAATTTCTAATGCCGCAGTGCAACAATGTCCGCCCGCCCGTAAAGCGCTTGACGGACACGGATGCCCGCCATTTGCTTGCCGAGGGGCTAATCCGCGCCTGCCATGTTCACGGCCCTAGCCGGGTCGCGCTGGAGATCGGCTGCGACGAAAAGACCGTCCGCCGTGCCCGTGACGAGGATAGCACGTTGGGGCTGGCCTGCCACTGGAATCTGCTTGATGTCGACCCGAGCGCGCTGAACGAAATCGCCGCCGCAAAGGGCGTGAAGCTGGTCCATCTGGACGCTGGCGAGGGCAACGACCGTTCCGCTGCATCTGCGCTGACCCGTCTCCTCCTTGAGATGTCTCTAGCCCTTGAAGACGGCAAGATAGACGACAGCGAGCTTTCCGCCATGCGCACCGCACTGGAAAGCGCAGGCCAGCATATCGACCGGATGCGCGAGCGCTTGGCGCTGCGGAGCGTGGCATGATCAAGCTGCGCGTCCTTTCCCTGTTCGCCGGAATTGGCGGTTTCGACCTTGGCCTTGAGCGCACGGGCGGTTTCGAGACCGTAGCGTTCTGCGAGATCGATCCGTTCTGCCAGCGTGTGTTGGCGAAACATTGGCCCAAGGTGCCCTGCTATGACGATGTCCGAACCCTCACCGGAGAGCGGCTTGCTGCCGATGGAGTTGCCGTTGACATCATCTGCGGGGGATTCCCGTGTCAGGACGTATCCATTGCCGGCGCTCGTGAAGGCCTCGACGGTGAGCGCAGCGGCCTCTGGTATGACTATCGGCGACTTATTGGCGAACTTCGACCGCGCTACGTGCTCGTGGAAAACGTCGCAGAGTTGCTTGGTAACGGGATGGGCCGAGTTCTCGGATCGTTGGCCGAGATCGGGTATGATGCTGAATGGTATTGCATACCAGCTTCCTACCTTGGGGCCTGGCATAAACGGGACCGAGTGTGGGTGGTTGCCTACCCCCACGAAGTCAGCGGATGCGAAGGGCGCTCCCCGCAACCGATACTTCGGCAGTCCGACTTGTCGTTCCAATCTCCGCGAGTGGCTGAGAGATGGCCCGGACGATCCAATCTTCCCTCACCCCGACTTTGTGGAGCGCGTGATGGGGTTCCCGATCGGGTGGGGCGTATTGCCTCGTGCGGAAACGCCGTTGTCCCTCAAATCCCCGAGCTAATCGGTCGCGCAATTCTTGCCGCTCGGGAAACCGAAAGGCTCGCAGCATGATCAACGCTCTCGCCACCGTCTTTTGCGGCATCATGTGTGTCGCCAATGTGGCAGCGGGCCACGCTGGGCTTGCCGCCATTCTCGGCTTTCTCGCAGCCGCCAACGCGGCGGTCGCCGTTCTTTCCTATGCAACTCGGAGGGCAGCATGATCCTCACCACAGCCATAACCTGGGCTCTCCTAGCAACAGGGGGAGCTATAGCTGTCCACTGCATTTGCCTGAATCGTGTGGACAAAGCCGCCAAACAAATCCGCGCCCTGAAAGCCGATCTTAAACGCGCCCGCAAGCGCGCCGACTTTTACGCCTCCGCGTGGGGCCGCATCATGCGCAAACTCCGCTTCGCCGAGAAGGCTAATTTGGATCTGCGCACCGAACTTATCCGCAGACAGACGGCTGAGAAGGAGGCCGCATGACCATCGGCGCATCAGACCGGAAATATCGCGATAGCTGGACCGCGGACATGGACGCCTTGCTTATGGACGCGATCGGCGAAGGCTCGTCCTTTTCCCGCGCCGGGACGATCCTGGGCATTACCAAGGATCAAGCGGCAAAGCGCTTCAATCGGCTGGCGAAGCGGATGGGGTGGCAGGCGATATGAGCTACTCCGTCACAGCGCGTCGTCCGAACATAAGCCGCCACCTGACATCGCTCAAGGCCGGCGGCGCAATGGTTCGGGATAACATGATCATTCTTCCACGCGGTGCATCCGATTCCATGCGCAGTGACGCTGAATACGTATGCGGCAAGGACGATCGGTACGACTGGAAGCATGAAGAGGACGCGGCATGAACGCGCCTTGGGTCGCTCCAGCTCCAGAATTGGTGATCGTCACTGTTGACGGGGCACCCGTGGCAAAGGGCCGCGCCCGAGTAACGACGCGCGGTAGGTTCGCCCGCGTCTACACGCCAGCCAAGACCCGCCATTACGAGGATCTGGTACGCTGTGAGGCTGTCAAGGTCATGCAGGGCCGACTACCTATCCAGGGCGCCGTTACACTGACTGTTGCCGCCTACCTGGCGATGCCCAAGGGCTTCAGCCGGGTAAAGCGCGCCGAAGCGATCGATGGCATCCTCAAGCCCACCACGCGGCCTGATGCGGACAATTTTTGCAAGGCCGCGCTCGATGGCTGCAACGGCATTCTCTTTCGCGACGATAGCCAGGTCACGGACCTGATCATCCGCAAGCGTTATTCCAATCGCCCGCGGCTCGTCATCACCATGGAGGTTGACGAGGCATGAGCCGTTGGTTTCGCATGTACGACGAGCTGCTGGATGACCCCAAAGTTCAGCGCCTTTCCGGCGATGATTTCAAGGGATGGGTCAACCTTCTGTGCCTGATGTCCCGAGGATCGCCGAACCTTTCGACCGAGAACGATATTGCATTCGCCCTGCGTCTCGACCCGAGGAAGGCGAAGGCAATGCTCAGCCGCCTCATTGAAGGCGGCCTAATTGTCAAGACAGATCAAGGGTTTGAGCCGCACAAGTGGGGAGCCCGCCAGTACAAATCGGACGTTTCAACGGACAGAGTGAAACGTTTCAGGGAACGTTCCAAAACCGTTACTGAAACACCCCCAGATACAGATACAGATACAGATGTTCCAGTTACTAACGTAACTGGCGCTGACGCTCCGGATTCGGACAAAGCTTTTTGGGACAGCGCTAAGGCGTATCTCGGGAAGGCCAAGGCCGCCCACATCGGCAAATGGGTCAAGGATTACGGCAGGGGCAGGACCGCTGCGGCAATAGCTCAATCCCAAGCGGAGCGCGCTGTTGATCCGATCCCGTACATCGAAGTGATCCTCCGCAAACCGGCGCTTCAAGCCGTGGGCGGTGAGGGATGGTGACGGCCGGCGAAATCCTTGGGGATGCCGGGATCGTGCTGCGCTCATGGAGGCAGGGAAACCACAAGTGCCTCTGCCCGCAATGCTCGGCAACCCGACGAAACAAGCGCGACCTCTGCCTATCGGTCACGGTTGGCGGGGATGGGGTCCAATGGAATTGTCACAATGGCTGCGGGTTCAAGGGCGGACGGAATTATGATCCACGATCGACACAGGGACTGGCTGAGCGGACGGGGGATAGACCCGATCCTCGCCGAAAAGCTTGGGCTGGCAACGACGCACGAAGGCGGCGCCAATTGGCTGAGCGTGCCCTACGTCGAACGGGGCAAGGTGGTGAACCACAAGCACCGCATGACGAGCGAGAAGCGGCACCGGATGGACGAGGGGTCGCCGCTCGTTCTGTGGAACCACGACGTGCTGTTGAGCCCGGAGGTGGCGGCCGGCGCTCCGGTGATAATCACGGAGGGCGAGTGGGATGCGCTGGTAGCGATCCAGGCGGGGTTCCCGCACGTCCTGTCCGTGCCCAACGGCGCACCCCGGAACGAGAGCGAGAATCCGTTCGAGGAGAGGCGATACGAGTGCGTCCAGCGCAGCCGAGACCTGATCGACCGGGTGAAAACCTTCATCCTCGCCACGGATGACGATGAACCAGGACGGGTTCTTGCGGCTGACCTCGCTCGCCTGCTTGGGCCGGAGCGGTGTAAGTTCGTGACCTATGCGACCGACTGCAAGGATCTGAACGACGTTCTGCAGATGCACGGAATGGCGACGGTCGTGGCGAACATCAACCTCGCCAAGCCCTACCCGGTGAAGGGATATTACCGCTTTCAGGACTTCCCCGAACCGGCTGAGATATCCTCGCTCGAAATAGGCATGGACGGGCTCGATAACCTGTTCCGCCTAGTCCCCGGCACGTTTACGGTAATGACCGGCTACGCTGGTCGCGGCAAAACATCGCTGTTGCTGGTGGCGCTGGCGAAGCTGCTCAAGCGCGGCGTGCCGATGGCTGTGGCCTCATTCGAGACTATGCCGCGGCCGATCCTTGAGCGCCGGATGCGAGCGGCGATTTATGAACTGCCCGAGTTTTCGCCGCAGTGTCTCCGCCCTGGTCCAGCCGACAAGCTGCTGGATGATAAATTCGGCATCATCGCGCAAACACCTGAAAACGAGGATACCGAAATGGACCTCGATTATCTTCTGGAGCTGGCCAAGGTCGCGGTGATGCGTGACGGCGTGAGGCTGTTGGTCATCGATCCCTGGAATGAGATCGAGCACAAGCGCAGGTCGGACGAGAATGAGACGGATTACACCGGTCGGGCAATCCGGGCGCTCAAGCGCTTCGCCCGTCTGTACGATTGTGCTGTCTGGCTCGTCGCGCATCCCCGCAAGCCGCAGATGGACGGAAAGCTCCGCATCCCCACGCTGTACGACCTGAGTGGGTCTGCCAACTTCGCGAACAAGGCGGATTACGGGATCGTCATTCACCGCGAGCGCATGGACGATACGATCGTGACCGTGCGGGTGAACAAGGTTCGCATGGGCCTCCCCGGAAAATGCGGTGACGTGGTGCTGGACTGGAAGCACGCGAAGAGCAGCTACGAGCTTTGCCGGGATCAAGCAGCATGACCGTAAGTCATTGTTTTATGACCAACAACCCAATTTACAATGGGGGTGGGGATTCCTGCCCGAAACGTGAGGGAGAATGAACATGACCAAGATCGAGAATTTCACCATCAACCTTTCCGCACTGTCGAACGGCTTTGTCGTTGTGATCGAAGGCTACGGCAGCACCCATCGCCTGCCGACCACCAAGGCGTTCGCGGACAGCTTGGAGACGGCACAGAACCTGATCGCCGATACGCTCGGGAGTGCTGACACCAATGCGCTCGATCTACGTGACGAACAGGCGAAATATGGGCTCGCTGCAGCGCAAGGTCAGCTGATGTCAAGTCAGGCGATTAATCGAGTCAAGGGCCACTAACCCATTGTTTCCAATGACCAACCAGACGCGCGAAAGCGCTGCCACCACAACCAGCGGGAATTGAGATGACCAAGGCGAGCAAGATTGCAAAAGCGGCGGCAGCCTTGGCAGCGAAGGATCTCGCTCCCCCGCGCACCGAACTTGAGGTGCTATCGCGAGAATTGCGCCATGCCGCGGCGAACGAGGTGGAACCGCTCGTCAACAGGTTCGCCGCGGCCAATGGTGATTATGTGGGCGAGGGCAATAGGACCAAGCGCAATCGCGGCGGCACCCCCATAGCGCGATGGAGGGCTGACAACCTCCTAAGCGATACGCAAGCCCTCGCGATCGATTACTGCATCAGGCTATGGGAGCGCGCCGGCCGCCAAGCGCTCACCATGGACCCGACGAAGGTTATTGGCCTCCCGCCATCGTCGGGTTGGTCGCAACAGGAAGCATTGGACGAACTGGCCTGGTTCAAGAGCTGGTTTCCAGATCCTTATTTCTCCGTTTTCGAGAACGTGTGTCGCTTTGATGAACCCGCTGGAGTTGCGGGATCGCGTCTTTCATCCAATATGCGGTCAGCCCAAGAGGCCGCAAAGACAATTGTAAAATTTGTAGCTGATTATATTGCAATGAAGAAGCGTTTTTAGTAGAATTACCGGCATGAGCAATACTGAAATATGGAAGCCCGTGCGAGGGTATGAGGGGATATACGAGGTTAGTTCACTTGCTCGTGTCAGGTCGTTGCCTCGCGAGGCTGTATCTGGAAAGCGGGAGCCTCAAAAGCTAGAGGGCCGCATCCTGAAGCCGGGATCGTCCGCGACGAGATATTTTACTGTCGCTCTGTGCCGAGACGGCAAGCCGCGCTCTCACACGATCCACAGCCTGATAGCCGAGGCCTTCATAGGTCCGCGTCCCGAGGGTGCGGACATCGACCACATAGACGGAGACCGGAAAAACAACGCCATCTCCAACCTTCGATATGTCAGCCACAAGATAAACGTGCGCAACCGAACCGTTACCACGGCTCGTAGCGGTAGGTTGGGAGTTCATCCGAACGGCTCGGGCTGGATGGCGCAAATAACTTTTGACGGGCAGACCAAACACTTAGGGACGTTTCGCACCATTGAGGAGGCCGCTTCGGCGCGCGAGCATTTCGAGAGCATTACCGACCATCGCGGCTTTCAAAAATAGTTGTTGCGTTACGCGCCCGCTAAGCGTATCGGAATGGATAGTGGTCGAAATAGCGACCGCGAGATATTATGCGCATCTGACCCGCGACATAATCGCGCAGTAGGATGATCAGGGCGCCTCAATCTCACGGTTGGGCGCCCCTTTCATTCCAGATTCCCCGGCCCGACAGTCTCACGCCCACCGAACTGACGCGTGGAGCGGTTCGCGAGCCGGGGTAACCCATTGGAGCGGACTTTCCCCAGGACGATTCCCGGCCGCGCCCTGGTCCGCAATGCACAACGCCGATGCTGCTAGCCTCACGGCCCAACCCCGTCCGCTCCGGCCTTGTCCGGCTCATTTACGCGGGGAAGCTTCGGAACGCCGGGACATATCACAGGAGGCGATGATGCCGCTCAAGGTAACATGGTGGACCGCCAGCAAATGGAACCAGAACGTGCCTGGCGCCGTCATCTATGGCGAGAGTGTCGCCATCTCCGGCACGCATGCGGAAAGCGGCGTAACGCCCCAGAACGCAGTGTTCGCCAGCATCCGCAATACTGAAACAGGTGAAGTGAGTTTCGATTATTCGGGCGCGGCATCAGTCGCCAACGCAACGCCCGGTTCTGGAAATACGAGCGCGTCGATCGGCGCCGGTGAACGACTGTGGCTCGACGCCGCGCCCGGCTTCAAGGTCTCAGGCATTACCGCCGCATAACCGCTTACCCAAGCGACTGACCGGCCCACCGCTGAGCGGAGCCGTGAAGGGAGCTACCCATGCATGATAATTTACGTGACGAGATTGTCGACGCGCTCTGGCTTGGCAGCCTCAACGCGCCGCCCTTGCTCAATCGGGACACCGCAGAGAAGGCCGCTGATATAGCGCTAGCTGTCATCTCGAATTGGACCGCCAAGGAGCCAGGCGGTGAGTGATGTTGCTAAAGTAGCGCCCAAAAGCAATCGCGGCTCAATGCCGGGAGAGCGGCGCGGCGGAAGGCAAAAGGGCACACCAAACAAGACGACGGCTCAATTGAAGGACATGATCCTTCAGGCGCTCGATAAGGCGGGTGGGGTCCAGTACCTGACCACGACGGCAGCCACCAACCCGGCCGCGTTCCTCACGCTGGTAGGCAAGGTACTTCCGCTCCAAGTGGCCGGAGACGCTGACAACCCGCTGTTTATTCAGACCATCGAACACCGCATTGTCCGGCCTCCTACAAATTGACACGGCGGAGGTGTTCGCACCTCTGCTTGAACCAGCCCGAGACAAAGGCGCATGGGGTGGGCGTGGTTCTGGAAAGAGCCATTTCTTCGGCACGCTGCTCGTTCTCGATAGTCTGCGAGAGCCTGGAGAGAATGGCGGCGAAGGTCTCCGTTCCGTCTGTATCCGCGAGGTCCAGAAAGATCTGGCGCAGTCGTCCAAGCTCCTGATTGAGGGCAAGCTTTACTCGTTGGGCTTAGGCGAGGCCCAGGGCTTCAAGGTGTTTGAGGATTGCATCACGACACCCGGCGACGGGCTGATGATCTTCAAGGGCATGAACAATTACACGGCGGAATCGATCAAGTCGCTGGAGGGCTTCAAGCGGGCTTGGTGGGAAGAAGCCCAATCGGCAACGGCGCATTCGATAAGCCTGCTTCGGCCAACGATGCGGGCCAAGGGTGCGGAAATGTGGTGGAGCTGGAACGCCCGCCGCAAGACCGATCCCGTCGACGTCATGTTGCGAGGCCCTGAAAAGCCAACCGGCGCGATCGTGGTTGAGGCCAACTGGCGCGACAACCCATGGTTCAACGAGGGTGAGCTTCCGCAAGAGCGCGAAGACTGCCTCCGCATGAAACCCGACCAATACGACCATATCTGGGAAGGCGGATATATCACCGTTGCAGAAGGTGCCTATTACGCTCGCGATCTAGCGAAGGCGAAGGCTGAGAACAGGATCGGCAACGTCGCGGCTGATCCGCTGATGACGATCCGCCTGTTCTGCGACATTGGCGGCACCGGGGCCAAGGCGGATGCTTTCGCGATATGGGCGGTGCAGTTCATCGGCCGCGAGATCCGCGTGCTGGATTATTATGAGGCGGTCGGACAGCCGCTTGAGGCACACCTGAACTGGATGCGCGGCCGGGGATACACGCCCGATCGTGCGCAGATCTGGCTGCCCCACGATGGCGCGAGCAACGACAAGGTTTTCGACGTTTCGTACGAAAGCGCGCTTACCGCAGCGGGCTACAGCGTCACGGTCGTACCGAACCAGGGTAAGGGCGCGGCCGGCGCGCGCATCGAGGCAACGCGGCGCATCTTCCCGATGGTCTGGTTCAACGCCAGCACGACCGAGGGCGGACGCGATGCCCTTGGTTGGTATCACGAGAAGAAAGACGACAAGCGCACGATCGGCCTCGGTCCTGAGCATGATTGGGCGAGCCACGGCGCCGACGCCTTCGGCCTGATGGCTGTGGCGTACGAGACTCCGCGTGAGAAAACGAAGATCAAATATTCGAACCGGGGGATTGTTTGATGGCAACCGCTCCGGATACCGAGAACCAGAACGAAGCCGCAGAGCCCATGGAGGCCCTGTCGCACGAAGAACTGGCTGCCCTGCTGGCCGAAGACGAGCGCCTCGCCATCTCCTTCCGCGATACCACGCTAGCCGAAGAGCAGGCCGTCGCGATCGACTATTACGAAGCGCGTCCGTTTGGCGACGAAGAGGATGGCCTGTCTCAGGTCGTAACCCCGGAAGTTGCCGAGGTTGTGGACTACATGACCATCAGCGTGTCGCGTACGATGGTGAGCGGCGATCGGGTGGTTGAGTTCGAGAGCGCCGAACAGGACGATGAGGGCGCGGCGGAAGAGGCGACGGCTGCCGTCGAATATTGCTTCCTGAAACAGCAGGACGGCTACCGCGTCATCCACGATAGCATTCAGTCGGGGCTGATCGAGAAAATCGGGGTCATCAAGACCTGTGTCGAGCATAGTCAGCGGGTCAAGAAAACCCGTGGCATGGTCGACGAAGACCAGCTCACCATGCTGCATCAGCAGGGCGCGAATATCGCCGCCGCAACGCCGGGTGAGAATGGAGCGTGGCAGGTTGAAATCCACGAGACGGTGACCGATACCAAATTCCTGGACTATTCGGTGCCGAGCGAGGAGTTCCTGTTCGCGAGCCGTACGCGGCACGAGGATGACAGCGATTATCTCTGCCATCGCAGCTTGAAGACCGAATCCGACCTGATCGAGATGGGTTTCGACCGCGAGTTGATCGAGGATCTGCCTGACAGCGGCAGCGTTGTTTCCATGACCGACAGCCGCAGCGTGGCGCGGTGGAGCGATGAGACCACGTACGACACGCCTGGGGTCAAGAAATATTGGCTGCGCGAGGAATATAAGCGGGTGGACATGGACGGCGACGGCATTGCCGAACTGGTCCAGGTGTTCCGCGTCGATACGACCATTCTTGGCGTGGAAGAGGTGGACGAAGCGCCTTTCGTGGTGTGGTGCCCGTTCCCGAGGGCGCACCGTCTCGTTGGTAGTTCGTTGGCCGATAAGGTCATGGACCTGCAACGCGTCAAGAGCGTGGTGCTGCGCCAGCAGTTGAACGGCCTCTACCTGACCAACAATCCGCGCATGTACGTTCCTGAATCGTGCATCACCGAGGACACGATCGACGATCTTTTGACGGTCCGCCCCGGTGGGATCGTCCGCGGCAAGGGGCCGGACGGTCCGAAGTCGCTCTACGAAGCCTTCGACATGTCCAAGGGCATGACGATGCTGACCTACATCACGGCGGAGCGGGAATCGCGCACCGGCATTACGCGGCTCAACCAGGGCCTCGATGCCGACGCACTCAACAAGACCGCCACCGGGACAGCCCTTTTGCAGGCCCAAGGCCAGCAGATGGAAGAGTATGTCGCCCGCAACTTTGCGGAAGGGTTGGCGCGGCTGTTCGCGAAGAAGCTCCGCCTTATGGTGGCGGTGGGTAAGCCTTTCCCGATCAAGGTCGATGGCCAAGCCAAGACGGTCGATCCGACCAAATGGCCAGAGGGGCTGAGCGCCAACGTCCGGGTCGGGCTCGGCTCCGGCCGCAAGGATCAGCGCTTGCAGTATCGCGACATGGTGTTGGACGTTCAGAAAGACGCCCTGCCAATGGGCCTCACGACCAAGAAGCACATTTACAACAACATCTCGGACGGTGCCCGCGATATGGGCTTCAACCCGAGCGACCTGTTCGTTGATCCGGACAGCCCCGAAGGCCAGCAGATCGCACAGGGCTTGGCTCAGGCCGCCCAGCAGCAGCCCAACCCCGAGATGCAGAAGGTTCAAGCCCAGATCGAGGCCCAGAAGCAGCAACTCGCGCTCAAGGCCCAAGGCCAGCAGGCGGACACCGCGCTCAAAGTGCAGGCCGCACAGGCCAAACTGGACGCGGAGACCGGCAAGACCGCCGCACAGATGCAGACCGCTGGCGAGAAGGCCGATGCCGAGGCACAACTTGAACTGCGCCGGCAGGATATGGAGGCATCATTGAGCGAGCGCGAGCTAGCGATTAACGCCATGCTAGAGCATCACAAGGCGACCTTGGCGCATGAGGCGAGCATGACCAAGGCGCGCAATGGTGGGGCGCTGGACAAATGAGGGGGCGTGGCAAACACAGATTGCGGCTTGTCAAGGCCCCTTCGCGATCCCAGGCTGCCTCAACGATGGTCGAGGCCGCGCTTGATTTCGCGGCGAGCGAAACAAAGTCGGCCCCGATGATCGGATGCCTCGTTATAGGTTTTTACAAAGACGGGGCCACGAACCATTCGATCTATAAGCCGTCCGTCATAGAGCATTCTGTCGGCGGCCCGCTGTTTGGGGCATGGGTTAAAGAGGCGGCGGAATATGCGATCCGCCACAAGGACGCCAATGACACGGCTATCGATGTGATGAACCGCGCGAACGGCTTCTTTGATGATGACCCCGCATGAGCGAAGACGCCATCCATCGCGCCGCTCGCTGGCAGGCATTCTACGAGGAAGAGGATGGCCTTCGCGCCTTCTTCGATGAGATGCGCACGGCCTATGTCGCCAAGGCCGGGGCATTGATGCCGAACGATACAGCCGCCCTGTTCAAGCTCGGGCTGGCCGCCAAACTGGTCGACGAAATCGAGACATACGCCCGCCAGAAGATCGACGCGGGCAAGATTGCCATGGCCGCGCAGGACCATGCCGAGCGCATCGCAAAGCTACCCGAAGCGCGTCGCCGCTTCTTCTAATCCACCACAGCAAGAAAGAACCACCATGGCCCATCGTCTCTCAGACGAAGCCGGAGTGACGCGCGCCTTGGCGATCGGCATCCGGATGACTCCCGCCGAAATCGCACAGGGGCGCTACATGCGTGGCCCCGATCATCCCGCCAGCCGCAGTGAGGCGGTCGCGGATGTCACTGATTTTATCGCAGAACAATTCCTTGGCGGCGCCGACGAGCCCGTCGAGGAAGAAGGAGATCCCGAAGGCGATGAGCCCGAGGGTGAAGAGGCGGAAGGGGACGACCCCGAAGCCGATACCGAGACCAATGACGAAGATGACGGCGAAGCTCCCGAGCCCATCGCCGCGCCCGTCAGTTGGGATAAGGACGCCAAGGAGGTATTCGAGCAGCTTCCCCGCGAGCTACAGGCGACTGTGGCGGAGCGGGAAGCCCAGCGCGACAAGGCCATCCAGTCCGCGACCACCGAGGCGGCCAATGCCAAGCGTAACGCTGTGGCAGAAGCCAATGCGTTGTTCGCGGAACAGCAGCGTCAATATGCTTCACACCTGGAGCAACTCGCGGCCCGTCAAGCTCCGCAGGCACCCGATCCGAACCTCGCGTTCACGGACCCTAGTGCTTACGTACAGCAGCAAGCCCTCTACCAGCATCAGAATGCCCAGCATCAGGAAATGGTGCAGCAGGCGATGCAGGTCAGGCAGGAAGCTGATCAGCGAGACGCCATCACCCGTCAGCACGAACTCCAAGAGACACACCGTCTCATGGGGCAAGAGCTGGGCGACACCTGGACCGATCCGGTTAAGCGCCAAGCCCTGCTCACCGACTTTGAAACGGTCGGAGCAGCCCTTGGTTACACGCCGGAATTGATCAACCAGGCCACCGCAACGGACCTTCTGGCGCTCAAGGCGGCGTCCGAATGGAAGGCCAAGGCCGAGAAATACGACAAGCTTCAGGGAACCAGAATGGAAGCGGTGCGGGCCAATATCGGCAAGCCTCGCGTGAACAAGCCGGGGACGGCTTCCACGCGTGCCGAACGGACCGGCCGCGGCCAAGACGCAGCATTTGATCGCCTAAAGCAGAGCCGTGGGAAAGACGGCGATGCGGCGGCGGCCTTTCTTGAATCCGCAGGCATCAAGCTATGACGCCTGAACAAGGACACTTCCAATGACCGTTCCATCGAACACCATTCAGGCCAACCGCGTTGGCCAGCGGGAAGATCTGAGCGACAAGATCGCGCAACTATTCCCCGACGATTGCCCGTTCATCAACTCGATCGGCACGGCCAAGGTCTCCGCGACCTACACCGAATGGCAGACCGATACCCTCGCAGCGGCGAACGCAACGAACGCCAAGGTGCAGGGTGATGATCTGGCGAACGAAAGCCGGGCCGACACTGTTCGTGTCGGTGTCAACACGCAGATTTCGACCAAGGTTGTCGGTGTCTCGACCACCACGGAGGCGGTCAACAAGGCCGGCCGCAAGTCGGAATTGGCGCGCGAGATCATGAAGGCGGGACGCGAGTTGCGCACCGACATGGAGGCGCGCGCGTGCGGCAATTACGCATCCGTCGCGCCAACGACTACGGTCGCAGGGCAGACGGCGGGCGCGCTGGCTTGGCTGACCTCGAACACCGAACTCGGCACCGCTGGCTCTCCGGCTAACGGTGGCTGGTCGGCCAAGATCGTCGCGGCGGCGACCAACGGCACTCAGCGCACGTTTACGGAGACCCTGCTCAAGACCAATCTCCAGAAGATTTGGGCCAAGGGCGGCAACCCGAAATTCGCGCTGATGTCGGGCGGCGAAAAGCAGAATGCGGCGGCCTTCACCGGCCTTGCGACTCAGCGTCGCGAGACAGGCAACAAAAAGATCACCATCGTTGCCGGCGCCGACGTGTACGTGTCCGACTTCGGCGAGATCCAGTTCGTGCCGTCGCGCTTCTGCTCGACCCGCGACTGCCTCAACTACGATCCCGATTATTGGGAACTCGGCACGCTCGATCCGTTGAGCGTGGACGACCTCGCCAAGACTGGCCTTGCCACCCGCAAGATGCTCAGCGTGGAATGGGCGCTCAAGTGCCTGAACGAGGCCGCGAGTGGGGTCATTCGCGATCTGACCTGATCGCTCTCCTCCTAGAGAGAAACCTTAAGGGCGGTGGCTTCGGTTGCCGCCCTTTTCTTTTGGAGCGATCATGCCGAATTGGGAATTGCTCGACTACAATCCCGCAACCGGGGTGCGTAAGTGGATCGCGGCCGATCAGCATGAAGAGGATGCTGTTCTCGTCCGAACTGAGTTTGAGACGGCGCAGACCGAAGCGATTCTCGATCGCAACAAGGCCGCTCAAGTCGATAATACGGGCCGCATGGGCGATATGGCTCATGCTGCCTCGATCCCGACAAGGGTCATGTACGAGTGGCTGACCAAGTTCGGCGTCAATGCCTGGAACCCGCACCATGCGGATGGGGTCAAGAAGCTGCTGAACAGTAGTGACTATCGCTATCTCAAATGTCGCAACATCATCCTGTGAGGAGGTCTGATGGGTAAGCCAACGACCTATGCCGAATTGCAGGCATCCCTCCTTGCGTGGCTGGACGACAGCGCCGCCAACATCAACCCGACCGAGTGCATTGGACTGGCCGAGGCGCGGTTCAACCGGGTGCTGGACACACCCGATCAGGAAGCCACGACCACCCTTGACGGCTCCACGTCCTCGATTGCTCTCCCCGCTGATTATTACGAGGTGCGCGGGCTGTTCCTCAACGGGCAATATACGCTGCCCTTGGAGGCGCTGACACTCAACGCGCTGAAGGCGCTCTATCCGGACAATCGCAGCGGGACGCCCGTCGCCTATGCGATCGATGGGCCGAACATCGTGCTGGGGCCGCTGCCGGGTGCGACCTGCACCTTGGGGCTCAAATATAAGCAGGCGATTCAGCCGCTTTCGGACACCAACCCGACCAACTGGCTGCTGACCAAACACCCGGATCTCTACATCGCTGCCAGCCTGGCAATGGCGGAGTTCCGGGGTTGGAACGACCCGCGCGCGGCGACGGTGAAGGGTTGGTACGACGAGATTTTGGACGAAATCAACACCGCCGGCAAGAAAGCCAAGATCGCGTCGGGCCCGCTGCGTATGCGCGCAACCGTGACCGAGACGGGCCGTACCGCAGGCGGCGACCGTGGCAATCTTCTGACGGACGGCACAGACTTTTTGGTGGATGGCTGATGAGCAAGGCACTGAGCGCATCCGTCACGTTCGAATCCCTCGTTACGAGGGTCGCGACGCTGGAGGGTTCCCCTACATTCGTGGGGGCCATCACTGCCCCGAGCGCAATCATCACCGGAGGAATGACCGTTGGCGGCCCGTTGAAGGTGGGGGACGTCAATTTCCTGGTCCAAATCAACGGCGGGAACCCGCAGATTAGCCTCGATACCGGCGGCGATACGCTCACCTTTAATCGCGCCACCAATACCTACGCCTTTGCGATCGGCGGTTCCCTGGCATTTTCCATCGGCCCCGGAAGTATTATGATTCCCTTGGCGCAGCTCACGACTTACGCGGACAATACGGCGGCCACGACGGGCGGCCTTGGTGTTGGAAGTCTGTATCGCACCGCCACCGGCCAACTGATGGTGCGCTATTAATGGCGCGCGTCCTCTACGGCGAATATCTCCCTGACCAACCCGCCCACCTCAACACCGGCCTTGTAACCTGTGATGGCGTCTATCCGATCGCCAATGGCTACGCCCCGCTAGGCACCTTCGCTGCGATGCAGAACGGGACACTGGCGGCGCGGTGCATCGGTGCAGGGGGATATCGCTATACCGGGGCGGCCTACCTGTTCGCGGCCACCACCACCAATATCTACACCTATTCGACCAGCGGCTACACCTCGGTAGCCTCAGGGCTCTCCGGAACGCAGGCCATTGGGGTACGCTTCTGCCCCTATAACAGCCTGATGCTCGCCACGAACGGCGTGGACGCGATTAAGAAATTCGATCCAACCTCGCCATCGGCGATGACGGCATTGGGCGGCACGCCTCCCACGGCGCGCTATCTGGCGGTGGTCAGGGGGTTTGTCGTCGCTGGATACGCCGCCGGCCTTCCGCTGCGGATAGCCTGGTCGGACTATGGTAATCCGGCAAGCTGGACCCCAGGCGGCGCATCGCAGGCCGGGGTATATGATATGCCTTCCGGCGGTGATCTGACCGGCGTCGTCGGCGGCGAATACGGGCTGATCTTCCAAGAGCGCCGCATCGTCCGGATGAGCTATACCGCGGACGACAAGGTGTGGCAGTTCGATGAGGTCGCGACCGATGTTGGCTGCCTCGCTCCGAAGAGCCTCGCCACTTATGGCCGAGTCTCGTTCTTCTGGTCCAACAAGGGCTTCATGGCGTTCGATGGATCGACGGTTGAGCCCATCGGCAGCGAGAAAGTCGACCGCACCTTTCAAAGCCTGATCAGCACAGCCTATTTCAGCAATATGAGCGCGATGGTCGATCCGCGCCGCTCGCTCTATATCGTGGCGGTCCCGTCGTCAGACCCGACCACGCAATTGTTCCTGTACAATTACACGACCAAGCGCTGGTCCACGGCGCAGATTTCGAACGAGTTCATCTTCTCGGCTTTGTCGCTCTCGACCAGCCTTGAGGATCTGGACGTGATCTATGGCAACCTCGACACCATTCCGATCAGCCTCGATAGCGAATCCTTTCGGGGTGGTTATCCGCTGTTGCTCATGTTCGACGGCACGCACAGCCTCGGCTCCATGTCGGGGGCCAATCTGGCCGCTACGATCACCACCGGGATTGATGAGATAATCTCCGGCCACGATGCCAGAATCAGGGCAATTCGCCCGCTCACCGATAGCCCGAGCGTTTCCTTCACCGTGTCGGGTCGCAACATGCTGTCGCACGCGCCCACGGCCACGACCTACAGCACGATTACGGATCGCGGGGTCATTCGGGTGCGGGAGAATTGGAATCTCACGCAGATGACGCTCTCCATCCCGGCAGGGGTGAATTATTCGTTCATCCAGGGCCACGATGTCGAAGCCGTCGCGGGCCGCGCGGTATGACCACGCCCCTCGGCATCCGCGAGAATGAGGCCACCGAGGCCGAATGGAAGCGTAAGGCGCGCGATGCGGTCAACATGCTGATCCGCCGCACCTTGAGCGCCGGGGCGACGGCTGAGCGCCCCTTGGGGCCGGTTGTCGGACAGACGTTCTACGACAAGACGCTTGGGGTCCCGATATGGTGGAACGGCACCGTTTGGAAGAACGCGGCGGGGACCACGGTATGAGCATCGCCGCCTATCAGAAATGGCGGCCCTCCTTCGAAAGCGTGATGGACGATCGCATGTATCGCATCGAATGGCTGGATGCTCAGGTCTGGTCGGGACAGGCGTGGTTCTGGGGCGATGAAAAGGCCGGGATCGTCGCGGAATTGCGGCATTATCCGACCGGCGCATTCGACATTCATGGTCTTGTGGCGGCGGGTGACGTGGCGGCGATCCGCGATGTCTTGATCCCGCAAGCTGAAGCATGGGCGCGCTCGATCGGGGCATTGGGAGCAGTAATCGAGAGCCGCCCGGCATGGGCGAAGGCGCTCAAGGGCAGCGGATACGCGCCATTCCAAACAAGCATTCGGAAGGAACTGGCGTAATGGGACTCTCGTCGAGCAAGGCCAAGACGCAAAGCACGTCTACGTCGTCCCCGCTGGATCAATATGCCCCGTACATCACGCAGGGCCTGACCTCCGCGCAAAACATCATGAACAGCAACCAGGGCAACATGCAGGCCCTTGGTTCGAAGGCGCTGGACGTGGCGAACGGCTTCGGCGCGCAGCAGAACACCTTGGCCAATATCTACGGCGGAAATTCGCAGGCCGGGCAGACCTATGGCCGCCTTCAGAATGCGGGTGCAAACGATCCTTCGCTTGGAGCCCTGACCGGACTGGCCCAAGGCTCGACCTCGCCCGGAAACTATGACGGGATCGGGGCGAATAACCCCTCCCTCGCCATCTTGCAGGGCATGACCAACGGTCAGGCGAATGGCGACACGTCGGGCTATTACAAGGACGTGATCGGCGGGAAGTATCTCGACAACAATCCCTATGTCGATGCGATGGCGCAGCAGGCGACGGACGCGGCCACCAAGGCGCAGAACTCCCGCTTTGCAGCCTCAGGCATGGGCGAGGGTATGTCCACGCCCTACAGTCAGGCTCTCGGCAAATCCGTGGCCGATGCGAACAACGGCCTTCGCTACCAGAATTACAATGCCGAACGCCAGCTCCAGCAGCAGGCATCGGGCATGTCGGACAGCGAATATAATGCCACGCAGGACCGCAACCTGTCGGCTGCAACCGGGCTCGGATCGCTCTACAATCAGACCGGCGCGCTCAACCTGTCGGCTCAACAGGCCAAGGATGCCGCGTTCAATAACGATCGCAATTCCCACCTTGCCGCCGCGACCGCGCTCGGCAACCAGAACAATGCCGATAACGCGACCTCGCTTGGTGCGGCCAACGGCTCGATATCCTCGATCCTCCAGGCGCTCGGGCTTTCGGGCACCCTGTCGCAGGATCAGCTCGCGGCGCTCCAGACGGCGGCAGGTATCCCCTACACGGGGGTCAACGCCTACTCGAACATCGTGAATGGCCTGACGGGGAAATACGGCACGAACACTACCAACAGCACGCAGACGCAGAGCGGCAATATCGGGCAGATGCTCTCAGGCCTTGCCGGATCTGCGCTTGGGGCATTCGCGACAGGGGGCCTTGGTGGCCTGACCGGAGGGCTTGGCGGGCTCGCTGGTATGGCCGGCAGCGCCGGTGCCGCGAACATCGGTAAGGATGCCCTTGGCGGCCTTTCCCTTGGCGGTCTCAACACTACACCCAGCCTCGGGAGGCTCTTCGGATGAGCATGTTCGGAAACGCCTTCAAGCCCGGTGGCGCGGGCCGTGACATCGCGGGCTATATCGGTGATGCCCTCGCTAATATCGGCGGGGCGAGGCCCGTCTATGGCCCCGCTAAGATGCAGGAACGCCAGCAGGAATTGGAACTCCAGCGCGCGATGCAGCTTGCTCAATACAAGCAGCAGAATCCGGACCCCACGGCCACCATGCAGAACATCGCGGCGACCGGCGTACGGCCGGGCACGCCCGAGTATCAAGCTCGTTTGCTCAAGGCCGTCATGCAGCCCCATTACATGGTTCTGGGCACCCCCGAGAGCGGGCAAGAGGTGATCGACGCGAACAATCCGCCAGCCGCTGGCGGGGATATCGATCCGGCAGCGGTTGCGCGCCTCAAGTCCAATCCCCACGAGGCCGCGCTGTTTGACGAGCATTTCGGCCCCGGTTCGGCGGCCCGCGTTCTGGGAGGTCAGTGAATGGCGAGCAATCCCTATGCGCAGTTCAAGAAGCCGAACCCCTACGCGGTCTACAAGACGCCAGGGACCGGCCCCAAGGCGCCTACGGGTTTCGCGAAGCCGGGTGAGGTCCAGCCGCTTGTCGCCATTCCCGGTGGTCCTGACAGCCCAGAACACGCCGCCGCCGTCGAGCGCGCCCGGTCCATGGCTGGTGTCCCCGCATCGATCGCAGAGGCGCGGGCTCGCGCGTCTATCGAACTCGCCACCGAGCGCGCAAAACAGCAGATGCTCTCCGGCGCAGCGACCTTGCCGCCCCAGCTTGACCGTTTGGTGGGCGACGATTTCCTGAAAGCGCTTCCACCGGCGACATCCTCGACGGTCAGGGCGCTTGTTGATGGACGTATGGCCTTCCCAGCCGGAGCGGCGATGCGCTCGCCTTATTGGCAGCAGATGCTCGCCAATGTGGCCCATGCTGACCCCGCATTCGACGCCGTGAACTTCAACGCCCGCTCGAAAACCCGTGCGGATTTCACCTCGGGCCAATCCGCGCGCAATATCCGCTCACTCAACACAGCGATCGGCCACCTTGGGCAGCTCAACGATCAGATCGCGGGCACCGCCTCTCATGGTGGGTTTCCGTTCGCCACGACCGTCAACCAGGTCCAGAACGCCTTTATGCGGGGCGAGGGCAAGAGCGGCCCGACGTTGTTCGATCAGACTTCCGGGGCGCTCGCTTCCGAGCTTACCCAGGTGTTTCGCGGCTCGGGAGGCGCGGAAGCCGATGTCAAGCGCTACCTGAGCGAGCTTTCCCCCAGTGCCTCGATGGAGCAGAAACAGGCCGCCATCAAGAATATCGCGGGCCTGCTCCAGTCGCGCCTTGAAGCTGTGGGCGACCAATATAAGCAGGGCATGGGTAAGACCATCGATCCCGTGCAACTGCTCAACCCGCACGCGCAAAAGTCGTTTTCCGCAATCCTCGGTCCAGATGCGAGCGGCGGCGGCGATGGTGGCCCAACCGGGAGTAATGGTGGCAGCCAGCCTGGTGGTGGGAGCCCCTACGGCCCCGCATCACAGGGTGCGCCCCAAGTTGCCCTCGCCACCGGGAAGACCCGCGAAGTACCCGACCCGCAGGCCAACGCCCTGCTGGACGCGATGCTTCGCTCCGGCGCCAATGACGACCAGATCAACGCCGCATTGGGCGCGGTTGGCCACAAGCCTATTGACCCCCAGCAGACCGCTGCGGCGCGCACTTACATGGCCAAACACCCCGACTATAAGGGCGGCTTTGCAGCGGCGACCAAGACCGAGGATCAGGGCCTTCTCAACAGGTTCGCGGCCTCTCCTGTCGGAACCGGTATCGGAGCGGCGGTTGATGGTGGCCTTGGCGGGTTCACCGACGAAGCAACCGGCCTGATCAATAAGGCTGTGCAAGGCGGCAGCATTTCCGATTTGATCGCAGAGGCCAACGCCAAGAAGAACGCCGCATACGCGACGAATCCCAAATCCTCGATCGCTGGCAACATCGTCGGCACTGGCGCTACGGCGCTCACTGGCGGCATGCTGCTCAAGGGCGCGCCTTTGGTAGCCGGTATGGGCAAGCTGGCCCCATTCGCTGGCGGTGCGGCTTACGGCGGCATTTCCGGGGCCGGCCAGAACAATGATGACCGCGTTTTCGGAGCGGGTCTCGGCATCACGACCGGACTGCTCGGCACGGGCGCAGGGAAGGCTGCCGCGATCCCATTGGGGGCGCTGGCCCGTACCGCGCCGGCCATGGCGGTCAACAATGGCGCGCGTCGCCTTTTCGGAGGTCGCCCGCTCGTACCCGCTGCGGCGCTTTCGCCTGCGGAGCGCGACCTGTCCGGCGCGGCATTGAAGGCTGGTCCAGATGATATCCGGAACTTCCTTGGTCAGGCATCGGACCTTGGCGTCCCCGCATCTCTGGCGGATTCCTCGCCCGAATTGCGCGAACTGTCGGCATCGGCCGTCCGTCGTTCGCCCACGGCGGCTCAGACGGCGGAAAACGCCTTCCTGCCTCGTTCGCGTGGTCAGATCGACCGCTTCGGCGCGGCTGTGAATCGCGATCTTGGCCCCACGGCGAATATTCCGCAGCTCAGCCAAGATCTTACGCAGCAGGCCCAGACAGCCGCCGCGCCGCTCTACGATGCCGCTTATGCGCAGCCCGGCGCATCCTCGGTCAAGCTGGACGACCTTTCAACTCGCCCTTCGATGAAGGCGGGATTGGCGCGCGCATATTCCATCGCCCAAGAGGAAGGGCGCGACCCGCGCGTTTTGGGTTTCGACCTTAACGATCAAGGCGAAGTGGCCTTGAACAAGGTTCCATCGTTCCAGACGCTTGATTATGTGAAGCGCGGGCTGGACGACACGCTGGAGCAGCACCGCGATCCGATCACCGGCAGGCTCCAGCTTAACGAGGCCACGCGCGCGATCAACAATACGAAGAACAGCCTGCTGAGCCGGATTGACGACGTGAACCCGCACTATGCCGCCGCGCGCAAGGCCTATGCTGGCCCCGTGCAGGCGCGCGATGCCCTCGCGGCTGGTCAGGATGCTTTCTCGCTCTCGCCTGATGAACTCGCCATGCAGGCAGGAAACCAGACGCCAGACAATCTCGCGCAGATGCAACTCGGCTTTCGCAGTCAGCTTATGGGGAATGCCAACAAGGTTCGCTATGGCAGCAATCCGTTCGATGCGACGTTGGGCAATCCCCAGGCCGAACAGCGCATCGGCGCGCTCTATCCCGACAATCCCGGCAACGCGAACTTGTTCGCTCAGCGTGACATGGAGGGCCAGCTTGCCCGTAATTCGAACGATATCCTCGGCAACTCCAAGACGGCGCAGCGCCTGATCGCGGACAAAGCTTTCGCCGGCCCGGATGTTAGCGATATGGTAACGGGCGCGGTCGATCTGGCGCACGGAGGGGTTCCGGTTGGGACCATCGCCAAGGCCGGGCTAGGCCGCGCTGGCATGGCATTCAACAGCCGTCGCGCCGTTGCGAAGGCGGATGAACTGGCCCCGATGGTGTTCAATACCGACCCGAAATCAGCCTCTGCCGCATTGGATGAGCTTCTCGCCAAGCTGACGGCCCGTAATCAGTTCGTCCAGCAGATGCGTCCGACCAGCGTCATGGGAATGCTTGGCGGTGGTTTCGGCTCTTCAACAGCGCAAGGCTACTAAGAACTCTCGATCACGAAGTCACATGCGAGACCGAACAGGACGAGCAGTGCCAGCACGGTCCAAAGCGTCCGCTCGGTCCGGATAATCGCCAAATCTGGGATATATTCACCCCGCCAGTTACGGCGGCAGACACGTTCACGGGAGGGGTCTTGCTTCCACGCCTTGTAACGATTGACCGCGGGAAAGCCGATCGCGTTCGCAAGCGCAATGCCTATCCCGGTGCTGACATAATGAGAAATCACAGCGCCCCAATACACCCTCTCCGGAGGCCCTAACAAGCGAAACCGGACACGGCCTCTTCGATCCATGCCAACCTCTGCTCATTCGAACCGTGAGCGCGGAGGAATTGGCGAATGAACCTCGCTCCCCGGTGGTTCATGGTGAGAGGGTCTTCAAGCAGCGTTTCGGCCATCAAATGGGCGTTGTCGCGCAAGACCATCTGCAACAGGTGCTGATCGTCGGGGAAGGCCCTGCTGTCCGATAATGGCTGCCACGGCCCTACGGCTTCGGTGAGCATCTGATCGGTTACGTTGAGCCTGAACAGGCCATGCCAGCGGCGGGCGATCATCCGCCCCGCGTTCGTGCCGAGATTGATGAAGAATACGCCATCGTTGACCTCCCACGGCTCAGCCTCGGGATGCCCTGAACAGATGACTAGACCATAATCCTTCCGCTTGCCGAGAAAGCGCCGCAGATCGAAATCGGCCTGGCGAATAACCGCATCCGCATCGAGATACATGACCCAACCGCGATAACCCTGCTCGCACAGCTCGTGCAGCATCTCGATCCGATTGAAACTCGCCTGCCACGGGTGGGCGCCTCGCAGGACGCCCACACTCTTCCGGAATGTCACGTCATTGGCCTCGCAATAGGCCCGGTGAGCCCGATCCGTCGCCGCAAGCATCGCCTCATAATCCGGCCCGCTCGCGGTCTGAATCAGCGTGATTTGGCCAGTCTCTCTCATTTCCGCCCATTAGAACGGAGCGCGCCGCATGGCAAAAAACCTCGTCACGGATTGGGATGTCACGCCCGCCAACAATACCGATATTGCGGGCATCAATATCGCTGAAGGCTGCCCCGCTGCCGGGATCAACGATGCGATCCGCACTGTCATGGGGCAGGTGGCGACGTGGATCACGGGCGCGCTGTTCAGGACCCCGAATTCCGGGACGACGGGCGGCGTTCGTGTCGCCGGCAACGCGACCTCCGGCAATTCCATCCTCCAGTTCGTCGATAGCACCGGGGCGACGCAATGGGCGTATATTAGCGTAACATCGGCGGGGGTGCTGAGTTTTGCGGACGCGGCGGGTGGTCCTCGCCCAATCGGCAACCGAGGGATGCCTTTATCCGCGAAGACGGCAAGTTACACGATCGCCATAGCGGACGTTGGCACTCTGATTGCCAACACGACGGGAGGGTGGACGATTCCGCTTAACGCGACCGTGCCGTTTTCGCTCGGAGACTCGATCGCAGTTTATAATGGTAGCGGCTCCAGCCAGACTATTACGGCAACAGGCGGTGTCACCCTTCGCCTGACAGGCACCGCCACGACCGGCAATCGCACCGTAGCCCAACGCGGTCTCTGTACACTGATCAAGGTTGCGACCGACGAATGGATCGCTTCCGGGATGGGCGTCTCGTGACCGGCATTGGCATGGCCGCTGCGGCTGGTGTGGATTCAGGGGGTGGTGGAGCGGCTCTATCCGTTTCTCTGACTTGGACCGGTGGAAACCTTAACGTCGCGGGCGCCTCTGGTACATCACCTTCTCCTAATGTCCTCGTCGCCATCGCTAGCGGCGGGACGCCTCCATATTCGGACGGCATGACCCTGACCAGCAACCCGAGCGGAAAGCTGTTCATCACGGCCTCTCCGGACGGCGTGCACAACACAATCGGGTGGTCAGGCTTTTCAGTCAACGAGGTTGAGGGATTCACCGCCGAATATTCCGTCACCGATAGCGTCGGGACGAACAAAACTTCATCCGACAGCGGCACGATAAAGAGGACGAGCTGATGAGCCCGCCAGCAAGAGGGGGTTTGCGACCCGTGGACCAAAACGACCTGGCAGTAGCGAAGTCGATCGGCGCCCTTGAGACCGACGTTCGGACGCTAAAACATGACGTAGGGAATGTTTCGACCAAGATCGATGGGCTGTCGAACCAGATAACCCAGATCACCAACCAGCAATCCAAGGGCCTCGGCTTCTTCGCGGGTGCGGCCAGTATCATCACCCTGTTCGGTGGTGCGATGCTGTTTCTCGCCAAGGCGCTGTTCGGGGGTGTTATCGCATCAGGGAGGGTTCATCCATGAGCATGCTTCCAATCACGCATTTGACGATTCACTGCGCCGCCACCCCACAAGGCCGCGACGTGAAGGCTGCCACCATCAGCCAATGGGATATCGGCCGGTTCGGGCAGGTGAGCTATCACCATGTCGTGGAGCTGGACGGAAACGACGTTCAGACGCTCCCCGACGATCACCTTGGCGCCCATGTCGGCGGCCATAACAGCGGCAACATCGGCGTCTGCTACGTCGGCGGCATGGACGCGCACAACGCCCAACCCATGGACACCCGCACACCTGCTCAAGAAGCCACCATGGCGCGGATCGTGGCGGCCTACCAGAAGAAATATCCAGGCATCGTTGTTCAGGGGCATCGTGACTGGCCGGGAGTGGTGAAGGCGTGCCCGAGCTTCGATTGTGCCGCTTGGCTGCGCAGCGCGAAGTTGGCCACATGAGCCTCCGCGACATCCTCAAAAACGCGGCCGGCGAATTCGAGGTTGGCCGTACGCTGCTTACCACGGGCGTTGGCGCTGCGGTAACAACGCCCATCGGTTTTCAGCTTGCCGATATGGCGCACAACGGCTGGCATTTTGATCCAGCCGCATGGTGCCTTGCCTACCCTGGCGGCCTCGCAGCGCTGGTTACATCCGGCGTCGTCTCGATCGGCAAGAAGGGCAAGGACGATGCCACCGCCAAGCAGATCAACGCCCAAACCCCTCCGGAAGGTCAGGCGTAATGCTCCTTGCCCTCAAGTCCGCACAGGCATGGCTGGCGGCGCTCCCACAAATCGCGATCGTGCTGCTGGTCACGCTGCCGCTCGCCGTCCTGCTGGGCCAGTGTTCGGGCGCGCGGCACGCCAATGCCGATAACAAGGCTGCTCGCGCGGTCGCAAATGTCGCCATCGTCCAACAGGACGGAAACGCCAAGGAAGTCTCGGCTGCCGAGCGCGTGACCGACAAGGTTCTGGTCGACGCCAATCATAAGGATCTGATCGATGCTATCCAGCAAGCGCCTGATTCTGCGCCTGATGCCTCTCGGGTTGCTTTTGGCTGTGCCCGGCTGCGGGCCGCAGGTCGAAATGAAGCCTCTCTTCCCGCCGTCTGCCGACCTAAAGGTGGAGCCCAAGCCGGTGCCCACTGATGCGATCGTGACCGATCCGAAGGCGTCCGATGCCTACAATGCGGACGTGGAGAGCTGGGGCGAGCGCGGTTGGCTGACCGTGGGCCGCATTTGCCGATGGGCCAAGGCGAACGGCGCGACCTCGCTCGATTGCCCGGTGCCGAAATGATCGCCCTAGACATCCTGATCGGCATCCCTGTCGCCCTACTCATCTTTGTTGTGCTGCGGCTTGCGTACGTGGCTGGAGGAAAACTGTAATGCGGCTCGCCCTTGATATGTCGTTGAGCGGACGGGCGGGCTCATCGGGTGGGAGCGTCACACCCCCGCTGACCACCCTGCCGCAGCAGGCTGCGCGCGTGATGGTGATCGATCCGGACACGCTCAACGGCAGTCTCAGCGATGGTGCGGCGGTCCTGTCCATTACGGACCTCATCAACAGCTATGTCGGCACCTCGACGAATTCGACCACAGCCCCGACGCTGGCGAAGAATGCCGCGAACGGGCACTCTGCGCTGCGATACACGACGGTTTCGAAGTTCATCAGCATGGGGCGTCCGCCGGCTGTTGAGACGGCCATGTCGACCTCCCACGGATGGTCGGCGATGGCGGTGTTCCAAAACGCGACTGGCCTGAGCAATCGCTATAACGTGCTGTTGGGCGACCTCGCCGGAACCGCCGGAGGATTGTCGGCCTCTGTAGGCGGTGCGCAGACCAATGGGGCCGTTCTTCGGTCGTATTCTTCCGGCGATCCAAACACAAACGTTCACACCGTCATGTATTCCGGTGATGCCGGAGCTGGAACTGCCACGATCGGCCGTCTTTACATGGACGGAACGGCCTACCAGAACCAATATACGCCTAAGACTGCCAGCGCGAACGCTGCGGATGTTCTCTACATAGGCAACGGATCTGACACGACCGGGTCTGGTGTCATCGGAGCCAATCGTGGGTTCGTGGGCGATATTCTGTACATCGTCGTATGGAACACAGCTCTTAGCGCATCGGAGGCGTGGCAGGCGGACTGTTGGGCGCGTAACTATTTCGGGAAAACCCTCGCCACGGCAGGGATGACGTTCTTCCCCGTGTTCGATAGCGACAGCCAGTTCATGGGCCAAGGTGCGACGCCTGACACGTCCACGCCCGCGCTGACCGCAAGCATTCTCGGCCTTAAGCAGGGACAGTTCGCCAACGTCGGCAAGTCGTCGGCCGTGGTGGTCGCCGGCGGCAATAGCGGCAATAACTTAATCGACAGCGCCCCTCGCGACGTTGATGGCTTTCATACGGTCACGGGCTTGCCCGTCGTGCTAGTGTGCGGGGAATATTATAATCAGGGGTCCGCGGGCGGCACGAATGCAGCTGGCGTACTTCTGGCAAACAATAACCGGACCTATGCCTCGCTACGAAAGGCGGCTGATCCAACCGTCAAGATCATCATGTGGACCAGCCTGTCGAGTTGGAATAGGGATGGCTCAACCGGCAGCACGCGCGAGGGTTTCAATAACTCGCTCGTCTCAACCCCAGGTTCGATCGATGTCGTGATTCCCGTGCATACCGATACCAATATCGGCGTCTTCGGCGCGGTGACGGTCAACACGGCCACCACATATTTCGCAGACGGCATTCACCTCAACCCAACGGGAACTGCTGTCCACGCGGGCATCCTTGCGCCGTACGTTCATCTGTAGGGCCTAGCCCTTCCTCTTCCCCTGAAACGTTTCCTTGGGGCCTTCGGTGGTGGAGTATATGGGGATTGGAGATGCATCCCGCTCTGCCAATTGCGCGCGCAGATCGACTATCTCGTTCCACAGGCGACGAAAGCGCTTCGTGGAAAGGCTGCCCACCTGGCTTTCACATTCGTTCGCGCGGATTATTTCAAGCGGCTCGTCGGAAACAAAGTCGGTGTATCTGTCCATATGCTTAAGCCTCCTCGGCTGTGATGCGGGTGGGTGGGGTCATTCGGCCGGATCTGAAAAGGTCTCCGCGCAAATGCATCGCTCACCGGCATGTCGCTTCAATTCGTGCAGTTGGTGCAGCGCGGACCCCAATGGCGAGAATCTGTGTGGCGGCAATCCGCCAGCCTCGACGGTCGCATGGACGAGCCGATCCAACACGTCGTATAGCTTTCTGGCGTCACTCATCCCTGGACCCTCGGCGGCTGGCGGTGCTCACCGCGCCGTATAGCATCTGCATTCGTCATAAGGGTGCCGCAGACGTGCCGGCGAATATCCTCGTTCTCAGGGCCGGGCCACATGCGGCGCGCGGTTGCAGCCGTCGCCTCCAGCCATCGGATGACGGCCTCGCGTTCCTTTGCGGTCTCCACGTCCATCTATTCACCCCCTACCACAGAAGCCCGCGCTTTTAGAGCGGCTGCGACGAGAGGAATCATGCGCGATATTCCTTGCGATAGATCAGCCTCTCACAGGACGAGCAGGTGATATCGATCGTTGCGCGCTCACCCTCTGGCCCGAAGTCGTAGCTATCGGCGCCATGGCTCGCGTCCACATCGAATACGCGGATCATGTCGTCGGTCCAGTCGGCGTTGCAGAACACGCATTTGGGGCGAGCTCCTTCGGTAAATCCGGGGCCGCCGCTCGGGGGTATTGCGTAGCTCGTATCAATCTCCATAGCCCGGATTGAAGCCTTTGGTCACGACCGCTTGCGGGCGTGATGGCGCAGCCACGAAAGCCGGAATAGCTCCGAATAACAACACCTTATCGCTCACCAAGGGACAGAAGAGAGGTAGGGGCGGTCATGCGGGATCCTTGGCGTAACCAACGATTTCGCAGATGCCCATGATGAAGTCGTAGGCATTCTCGATCACGCGATCGGTCTGGTAGATCGTCTCAGCGCAATTGATCCGCTGCGCATCGATGAAGGCTCGGCAGAAAGCCAAAAGTTCCTCGTCCATCGCTCATTCCCTTCCTGTATGGGTGGCTAAACTAGGCGTGGAATTCAGACAGTTCCGCAGGGCCTTCGCCGCGCTCGTGATTGATCTTCTTGGCAAGCCACACAGCGCGTTCAGCATCCTCGTGAGGCATGATGCTAGACACCGTGACTTCGCCCGTCGAATAAGCGTCGGGATCGGCCCAGTAGCCGTTCTTGAGCAGCGGTATCCAAAGCGGCCCCTCCTTAGTCTGATAATATTGCTGCGGCGAAAATCCGAAGCTCACCTCGATGACACGATACATGCCTGGGCCGGTCATCTCGTTGATAAGTTCTTGGCTAAGCTGTTCCATCCCTAAAATCCTCTCATCTAAACAGGCATTGCGGGGGCTAGGGCACGGGCGCGGAGAGCGGCGGCGCAGAGGGCGAGGGCAGGTGTGGCGGAATTGCCCTCGGCAAAGAACTCTTCCGGGTCTTCGGCCATCATGTGCATGTCGTTGCCAGCAACGGCAGCATATCCGCGACCGTCGTCAGTCGATCCGACCTGTCGAGCTGGGTATCCCTCCGGCACCAGCGTCATGGCGGCGTCGATGCTGGCGGTGTAGGCTGGGACGTTGTACGACTTCGCCAGATCGGCGGCCATCTCAGGGCAGCGATCCAGCCACCCAGATAGATCAATGCCTGACGTTTCCATTTCAGGAGGTCGGACGGTCGCCGCCAGCCAGCAATTTTCCGCATTCCACGGAGAGCCAACGCCCACGACGCACCAAATGCGCGCATCCAACTCCCGATCAGGCCCCTCCGCCTTCTCCACCCTCTCCGCCAGCGCTTCTAACTCATTCATGATCCATATCCTTTGTCAGGTGGAAGGGGAGGATTCAGGGCGTCTCGGCTTTGCCGACCGCGCTCTCGTGAACGGCGCCCAGGGTCGCCGCCCTCCGGGCTTCGATCGCTGACGCGCGCCTACGCATTCCCCTGATGGAAAGGTCTAACAGTCGCTCGACATCATCGATGTCGATGTCAGTCAGGTCGCCCGGATAGATCAACGTGACGATGCCGTTTTCGGTGGACCAATCCATCTGCATGTTCCGCCGCCACGCGCTAGGGATTGAAGCCGGGACGGGCGAGACCGAAGGGCTCGACGGCGTAGCCGCGAAAGCCCGGTCGGCATCAGCCGAAGCGCCATTCCCCTTATTTTCTTCCATCATTTCAATCCCTTCATTCCTATAATAGGGTCGGTTAGGTGGGGGAGAGGGCTAGGCAGGTGACTGTCGCATTGAACTCGATCGACGTGCCGTCATCTCTCCCGTACTCGCCGTCCAACGTCGCATGGATCACGACGGAAACCGGGCCATGCTTCTTGATGTGCTTTGCAAGCGCCTTCCGGCCTTTCGTGATGTCCACGATGGCGTAGCTGCTGGCGATGCGTGGCGGCTTCATTCCTTGCTCCTTCGTGTGGCCCATGCCTTGGCGCGGATCGCAGCCAGTTCTTCCGGCGATTTGGGCTCGGGCTTTTTGCGAGGCGCGCATCCCGGCAACCAGGGGCCATCATCCAACCCGCTGCCGTCTGGTCGGTTGTCGAGCGACGTAGGCTGCGGTAACCCCATCACGGCGGCCACAGCGCGGGCCTGGAACAGAACCTTGGCCCGTTCCAGTTCGGACAGCAGAGCTTCGTTGCTCACCTCCCCACCCCGCACGATTTGGGGGCGGGGGTGGGGGACTCGGACAGTGAAGCGGCTGGCAACTTTCCGGCGAACCAGTCTGGCCAGTGTGCAACGGGGTCCATCCTCTGCCGGCTCACCTTGATCAGCCCAAGCTTTTCGAGGTGGCGAGCGGTCGGGTGATCCTCCTCCTCGATCTGCATATTCGTGGGCCATTCGGGCAGGCGGGCCAGCATGCGCAACTCATCGTCGGACAGGTCCAGCTTGGAGACTGCTAGCATCGCTTGAGCCGCCTTTTCCATGGATCGCTGTGACGCCTCGTAGGCGCTTAGGAAAGCTACCGCCGCATCGACATCCTTTTGTGGATCTCGCAAATTGCAGATGATGCACATACCCTATCCCTCCTTTAATGCTGCGGTGATCATGGATTGCCAGACAGGCTCGGCACGGTTCTTGATGATGTCATCGGCGGCGTAGGTTATTTCTTCCTCACCCGCCCTCACCATCGCGATGCTAGACTCCATCATAGCCTCAATGGCGGCGCGGGCTTGTTCAATAGCCACAGAGCGGCGCCCGGGTTGGGCGTGTTTCCATGCCGCATCACCTTGATCATCTCCGCGAAAATAGATCGCGCGTGCCACAACCTCTACCATACTCATTCTATTAGTTCCTTTGTTGGGGTGATTGGAGAGAGGTTGGGCGCATCAATCATCCCCAACACGAATTTGATACTTATTCGCGATGGCCTCGGCGTTAGCGTTGAGCCATTCCCGAGCGTCCGGCTCTGCATCGAACCGCTTCTGAAAGAATACCCAACGCCATCCAGCCGTGCAGTCTTCGTCCTTGACCATCAACCCCACGCCCCATTTTCCATCTTTTGAGTGCCAGTTGGGCGCTTGGATCGTGCCGCACCATTTTCCGCCCAGCTTGATAGTGGTGGATGGGCGCGGGTTGCCGACAGCGCTCAGGCCCGTCTCTGGCTTCTCCTTGCGGAAGGTGAACTTCCTCATCCCCACTCTCCTGAAAACATTACCATACTAAAAGCCTTTCTGAGCAGGGGAGGGGTTATGTTGAGGCCCGTACTGGCGCAGTGCGAGCTTCGATCTGCTCGCAGACCCAATCGTGGGCCGTTTCCATATCTGCCGAGCCAATCTCGGGTGGCCAATCTCCCTCACCCTCTTCGCCAGCCAACATAGCGGCGATTGCAGCTTCCATGGCGCGAAGGCGGCGAAGGGTGAGATGGGTCATGCCTTGCCCCCGATGCGCTTGGCAATGTCTCCCAGCCGCCATGCGATCAGCACAAGCGGCAGGGTGACACCGAAGAAGATCGCGCCGGCCATTAAGACTCCCCTTCCTTAAGTATCTTCCATTCGTTCTTGCCGGGGCCGTATTTCTCGACCCACCAGCCCGTGCTGGACTGACGATGCACGTAGGATACGCGCAGCTTGTCGCGGCACTCAGCATTGAGCCGGTTGGCCAAGCGCTCTGCCTGAAGCTCGTTCATGCTACCAACTCCTCAATGCGCCGCACAACCCTGAGCGCTTCATCGCGAGCCGCTTCATGGATCATCTGGAGCCTGCCGCTTGCCACCAAAAGCGCGCCGTTCTTCTTCTCGTCCCATGCGCGGCGATTGGCTTCATTGGCCTCCGCTTCGAGGGCGTAGCAGATGCGGGCTGCTTCGGATTCCGTGAGCGTCAGGGTGATCATTGCTTGCCTCCGTATTGTGTAACTGTTATATGTTGTGTGTAACGGAAACACAAGCGGGAAAATGCGATGGTTGAAAATAATTGTGTAACGGCTAGTGACACCCGCATGGGCCGTCCGTCTCTCGGGGTGAAATACACCGCCATCCGTTTGTCGCCTGACGTGCTGGCGCGGATCGATGCGCTTGCCGGGGTAGGGAAGCGTTCTGAGTTCATCCGAGAAGCCGTAGAGCGAGAGCTGGAACGGCGCTCAAAAGGTTCGCCAAATTTGCCAGGGCAGTAAGGGGCGAAACCAGCATTTTGCGGACGGTTCGCCAAACTTAGTGTTTGAAATTGCTCACTTGTGGTAGTCCCTCCGGGGCCACCATCCCTTCTCGGAAAGGGCGCAAAACTGCCGTTTTCTGTGAGGTTCGCCAAATGCGGCGCACCATGGTTCGCCAAATCATGCATCACTGTCGCCGTATTTCTGGGCCACGCGCTGCATGGTGGATTCGGCAAGCGCCTCCTGTTCGACGGCTGCGGTGTAGGTCGTAACCTCTTCATCGCCTCGCCAGCCGCCGACAGCCTTAAGCCCTTGCTGGGTCGCCTCGGACTGTGCGGCGCGGGTCGCTGCGGCCTTACGCAAGCCGTGGGCGCTGCAATGGGGCAGTCCGGCTTCGTCACAGCGCTTGCGAAACCAGTTGCCGAATCCTTCCGCCGTGAAGGGCTTGCCATATTCCGTTACTAGATAGGTCTGGATGCCAACGCTCGGCATTGCATCGATCGCGCGGCTTAGATCCGATGGGATAGGCAACCAGAGGTTCGCCTTGTTCTTGCTGGCGGTGAAATTGATTTTGCCGCGGACGATGTGCTTCGGCCCGAATAGGCGGGCATCCCCGCGCCGCTGCCACGTCCACAGGATGATTTCGAGCGCAAGCCTGGCTTTCGTGCCGACCGGGTGCCGTGCCTTGTAGCGGGCTATCTCAGCTTCGGTCCATGTGTGGAAACCGGCCACCTTGGCGCTACCGGGATGCTCCGCGTCTTCCACGGGGTTGCTCAAGATCCATTCGACCTTCTTCATGTACCGGAAAAAGCGCTTAAGCTGCTTCTTCAGGTTCGTGGCTGCGACAGGGCCGCCCACGACGCGCCCGCGCTCATCGATGGTCTTTTCCTTCCGGGCGAGCAGAATCGCTTCGATGTGCTGGAAATTGAAGTTGGCAACCAGATCGTCGCCATATTCTCTGCGGAAGCTCTCTAGAATGCCCCGCCGTCGCCGCCGATCCTCATCACCACCTTTGAGGAAATTCGCGCTGCGATAATATTTCGTGAGCCCGTCGCTGACGGATCTCGGAATGACCGTGCGCGGCGGATCGACCACGATCTTTCCTGCTTGGGCGATCTTAAGTTCGGCCTCGAACCCCGGCATGTCGGGCAGGTTCTTGAACTGATATTCGGGCAGCCCTGTCTTACGGTATCGGGCGCGCAGCTTCCCATGCCGGTCATTGTAGAGCGTCACATTGGGATAGCGTGTTTTCATCTCGCCTTCGGTAGCAAGCGGTCCAGAGGGTTGGGGTTGCCGAATATTTCGTTCGCAGGCTCCAGGCTCGCATCCACAACGAGATTGCCGCGTACGTCAATACCCACGCGGACTTGCTGGAAGCCAGCCTTGCGCGCTCCGCTCATGGCGCGCTTAATGTCCGCCTCCGTGAAGCGAGCTGCGGCTGTCATTTCCCATACGCCTGATGAGCGCCGGGACGGCGAAGCCGCGAAGCGGCTGAGGGCGAAGCCCGCCAGCAGGTTGCCCCAAAGGGGTCGTCCAGCTTATTCAATGACTTCACCCCTACTAACAGTAGATAGAGCGCGAGCCCTTAAGCTGGCTGCGACGGTGAAATGCTCAGCAGCGCGGCGCGTGTCGGCGGCTTGGCCTTTATACCAATCCGCTGTGCACGTGGCAGCCTCAGCGTAAAGCAAACCTTGGCGCTCATGGTGTTCCGCAAGGGAGATCATATCATTATTCATGTGGGGTCCCCGGTGTGGATTGGGCGTCGCCCTGACGGGCCGCGCTCTCGCCTACGGTCGAGCCTGCATCCGCAGTCTCGCCGGCTGCCGCCGCTTCGATCGCTGACGCATCAACGTGGCGCTCCATTTCGCGGACGGCGCGAGCGCACTCCAAGAGAATGGGCATCCAGTTCTTGGCGCAAGTGATGAAGCGCGCGTTGTTCGCTCCGTTCACTCCGTCGCCTTGGAACGCTGCGACAGCCCAATCGCCGCCGTCCATGTCACCAGAGCCGACGCCGTTGAACATGCCGGGGGTAGAAACGAATTCCAACTTCTCGCCCGTCCAGTGGGGCGCCCAGCCGTTCTGGTACCAGATCCATTCTCCGGGCGTGGCGGCCTGAAGAAGCTCATCCATGGTGGCTATCAGCTGGTCCAGTTCATCGCGCAAGGGATCGAAGCCCGTCAGGGCCGAGACCGCAGGGCTCGGTTCACGAGAGCCCGGTGCCTCTGGCACGCGCCCTAAGTCTTTGATATCCATCACAACCCCTCCCCAGTGAGAGAAGCCAAAGCGGTGCGGGCGCGGATGGAATTGTCGCGCGCTTCCTGTGCGATGTCGGTCAGGGTTTGTCGCCAGTAAGGCGAACCCATTTCGTCGCCGTCGTCTACTCGCTTGCGAGCAAGATCGGCCAAATCGTCAAAGTCGGCCGCCGTCTGCTCCAACGCCTCCCGTGCTTTCCCCAGCACATCGATAGATGCGGGGAGAAGGGCCATTATGGCGTCTGCGGTTACGAGGTCCTGCGCTCGCAGGTGCGCCGCAGTCCCGTCTGTGCCGTCGTCGAACGTGGCACTCCACCACCAAGGCTCTGTTGCCCCATGCTCCGCGATGGCCCGCGCAATCGCCTCTCTCACCCCGGCATTGCTCTCCAGTCGGGAGCGCGCGCTAAGGGCTTTTTCGAGGGCTCGGATGGCGCCAGCAGCGACCAACCCCGCATCGTCGGGACTATTTCCACCTGGAAACTCCGCAGCGAACAGTGATCGCGCCTCGCCGGCCAGATCTAGGCCATCCCAGGCATTGCTCTCCGGGATAAGGTCTTTGGTGGCCGCCCCGCAAACAGGACGCCCTTTGCTATCCAGGTGGTGAGGCCCGAACACGCTCCCACCGCATTCCGGGCAGGAGCCCTCCTGGGCGGCTTCGCGAGTGTGTTTGGGGGTGGCGAGGGCGAGATTCGGCCAAGCAGCGCGCGCCGCATCAACGGCTGTGGCATAAGGCCCCATCACTGGGCCACATGGCTCAATGTCACCGTTGGCGCATCCGACCTCGTTCTGCCAAAGCCACGTCTCGTCGCCATCATCAGTCCAGACGGTGAAATAGCTATCGTCGGCGCGTTGGTGCCGACCCATCGTGAGTGGCGTTGCCCAACTTCCGTTCCAAGTTTCCGCATCCCGCTTCCCATCCCTCGAAAGCGCTAGTGTTTCTTCCTCGAAACGGGCGAAGGCTTGGACGACAGGACCGCGATCACCGGTTCCGTCCCTGAACAATCCCGGTTGCCATTCCATCCACTGGAAACGGCCTATGTCTTCCCACATGGCAGCCGCAGCCTCACGCGCCCTCTGGCTCACTATCCTTGTATTATTGGTCATGGTGGGAGCCTGTGGCTTTGGCGATGGCGGCGTCGATAACGTCGCAAAGCTCGCCCGCATCGTGGCCCGCAAGAATTTGCCCGCGTGTTGAGGCCCATCCGACAAACAGTGCGGCCTTCTCCAGCGCCGCCAGCAAATCGGGCGCGGCGGTGGCAATAAGCCTGTCCTGGTCCGAGAATCCTACGAGGGTGCCAATCGTGCGTTTCGGCCCATCACCGTACACATTGACGCCAGCCGTGAGCTGCACGTCTTTGCCTCCATCGAGGCGCGATCGGGTCGAGAATACGTCCCATGTAGTACCCATGATCTCATTTCCCATTTCTATTAGCCTGTAGGAGGGTGGTGCGGAGAAGGGCTTCACGGATTGCGAGGCCGAGCGGAGAAAGCTCTGCCCATCCGTGCGTGTGATTATGCGTGATGCCTTTTGCCCGCAGCACGTCGGCCGCCCGGTAGGCGATGCCCCTTGTGTGCACCATGACCACGCCGGGAGAATTGGGCTGATGCCATAGGATCAACCGCCTCTGCGCCTCTGAAAGCCCATTTAGGATTGCCTGTTGGGATTGGGTGAGGGCTATAGTTTCAGGGGCATCCGCTTCGCGGACCGCCGCTTTCGTGGCTTCGCCATCGAGCCCCTGTGGGTCTCGACCAAAGGCTTCAATCGGCTTGCCGGTCATGCGGCCTCTCCATTCCTGCGTTTCGCTTCATCGATCAGATCCGCCATCGGCACGCCCAGCCAATGCGAAAGCACGTTGGCGCAGCGGTCGGTCCAGCGCGCCCGCTCAGGCTCCGTCATCGCCCGGTTGCTGGTCGATCGCGCCTTGAACACCTTGTGTCCGCCAGGCGTCGTGAAGGTCTCGCCAAGCTCAAGCCGTCGCTTCAGTTCGTTGTGTAAAAGCTCCTGATCCCACGCGAACCCGGTCGCATCGGTCAGCGCTTCCGCCGCCACATCGAGCATGACCCAATAAAAGCCGCGCCGACGCTCGTTTGCGCCCGAACGCTTGATCTCGATCCGGCATTCACCGGTCAGGGCCTTCATCGCTTCACGGGCAGCGCTGTTGGCCGGGGCGAGCCGCCCGAACTCAGAGCGAAATATCAGAGGAGGCGTTTCAGCCATTGGCTCTCTCCCGCATAACCTGTTCGATCTGTGCGCGGCGGGGCGAGGCCTTGATGAAGGCGGCAATGATCGCCTCGACTTCAACACCTTTCCAGAAGGTGCGCTCGCCCACATTGTGCTGCGCAAGAGCCGCGCCTGTATGACAATCGCGGCAGAGACTAAGCCCGCGAAAATCGTCCGGCTTCTGCCCCATGCCAGCCCCGGAACCCAAGCGGACGTGCGCAAACTCGACCGCCGTCATGCTGCCGCACTTGCAGCACGCATGAGAGCGAACAAAGTCTCGGTGAGCCTGAGACTTCCACCGAGTGGCGCGCTTCGCCTTCTTGGGTATCCGGGGCGGAAGCATCAGAAGCACCCCGGATTGGCTTCGCGCCAACGCCGCGCATATTCTGCGTTGCGCTCCGCATTGTCGCCACGGGCTAGCCATGCGCGAACTGCCCGACGCCGTGCGATGTTGGCCCGCAGGCGAAACAATTCGCGAGCCTCAGCTACCGTTAGGTGGCTATGCTGATAGATGCGTTCCAATGAGGCCAAACGGCCAAGTTGGAGGCGCACGCGGAGTTGAGGCGCGCGGGTCATCCGGCGCACACCAAATCGACCAGTGCTTTGGCGGCAGGATCATTGGCGGGCTCAAACTTGCGCCGCAACATGACAACTTTGCGCGTCACGTCCGCCAGGAATTCCATCACCTCATATTCAAGTTTTGTGATGGCCTCCACGTCGCGCTCCACGCGCTGCACAAACAGCCGCATCGACGCAGGTAAGCGCGGATCGTAGGAAACGAAGTCACACCATTCGCGTCCAGTGCACGCCATTTGCCAAAGCATCTGCGTCCGGTATTTTTCCGGCACCGTGCCTGTTTGAAGCGTGGTAATATGGGTCGCGAGCGTCGGGCACTTGATCTCGACCAAGCCGTCATCGCCTATCAGGCCGTCAGGCGATGCCCCAGCTTCTGGGATGCCAGGGTGGATAACGAAAGCGCATTCCTGCATCTCCATGTCCTGCCGGAAGCAATATGCAGCCCTCGCCTCGGCTTCATGCTCAGTACCCCATTGCATGGCAGCATTGCTGAATCCCTGTTCCACAACGCCAGTCAGGCGCTCGGCGACCAGCTGCGCCTCATATTGAGCGCGGGATGCCGAGTGACCGCTTTTGGTACGGGCCACGATATCCGCGACCCGAGAGGCCGTAACCTTGCCGCAGCGGGCGGCAAACCATTCTGCTGAGCCCTGTATCATTGGGCGGAACCTTGCACCGCAGCGGCTTTGGCTTGACGTTGTGCGATCGTCGCGTTGATAGACTCAATCGCCGTGCGATAGTCCCTCGCCAGCATGGCTGGCACATTCGGGATTTTCATATAGGCGCACAGCTTGACCGAACTCAGATTGTATTCGCCGAGCATGTCGTTAATCGTCTTGATCTGGCGTTCGGATATGTATTCGGCATTGTCGTTGCCGTCGCTGTCGTCCTCACCGACCGCCACGTTGAAAATGCCCTTGAGAAGGTAGCGCGAACCGTACGACCCCGCAGCGCCCGCAGCGTGCGTCTTGGTCATAACGTCGCCACCCTTGGCACCCTTGCCATCGGCGGGCATGTCGCGATGATAAGTGCGGGTGAATCCCCCAATGTGGGAGACGTAGCAGAGGACGCGCACATGCTCAGGCTTGGGGCTATCCCCTTCATCGAAGCTTAGTGCGAAACCGTTTTTGGTATATATTGGACGGAGCGCACGATCCAATTGGGCGTAGCTGGCATAGCTGCTTTTCGTCTGCGGGTTGCTGGCGTCTGCAGAAACCGGACGCATCTCAGCCTGGGCCGCCGTCATAGCGGCGTTAAACGCTTCTTCCGCGTTGCGCTGATATACGCGCTCCTGCATCGCAAGCAGCCGCTCCATCTTGTCGATATCGACAGAGGGGTCACGGGCGGCGCGCTCAATCACTGCAAGCAAGCCAGCGGAATAGTCTTGCACCTCGGCAAGCGCCGCTCCTTCGCGGTGCGCGATTGCGGTCTCAGTCATGGGAAGATCCTTGGCACTTGTCCGCTTCGGCATGGACAGAGGTGCCGTTCGCCGTGGAGGCCGAAGCAGCGGGAAAATCGACGCGCTCGATCAGGAATGGCGTTTGCCTATCCCAGCGGCGCAGAGACATGGCGTCCACCATGCGGCGATGCGTCTGTTGCGCGACCAGCACGCGGGAAAGATCGTGGATCATCACTGATATCCCCACCAAAGGACGCCGATGACCGTCAGCAAGCCCAGCACGTAAGCCAGGAGCAGCCAGCCAACAGACAGATGGAAATGCGTTGGAACCGGAGCGCTAAGGTCACGCATGACCCTCTCCCTCTGCACAGCCACATCCTGCCAATCTAATGGGGGCCTGTTCATGAGTTGGCCTCCCTATCATTGGCTTTTTCCACGACCCGGTAGGCGATAATGTCGTCCATACTGTCGCCATGCACCCAGTTGTCATTGTGGGCGTTGGACGGCGGGATCAGCGGGCAAAAGTCGCCAGCCATGGAAATATCGGTCGTGCCGTCGCGGAATCGGACTTCAACGATGTCCTCCCATCCGACAGGGCGCTCCCCACCGTTCCACTCAATCCAGTCGGCCATTTCTCGCCTCCCTATTCTTCTTCCAACGCCCTTCTATGGCTGCCATTTCAGCGCTCTCAGGCGTTCTGTTTGAGATCATTTCACGAAGGGTTTCTGCTGAGGTAAGCAGATTATGAAGGGCGTCAGGGATGCTGAGGGGGATGGGGTGAGGGGTCATGCGCCATCCTCCCGCATGCACGCCAAATCTGAGCTTGCGATCTCTTCAGGATCTTCGTGGCCCCAGCTCTCGAAAGCCTCGACGGCGAGCCTTTCGGCCTCGTTGGGCTCAATCGGGCCGCACGAAATCAGATAGCTGGCGTACTTTTCCCGCCAGTCGTCCGGATAGCCATCGTAGCCACCATCACAGTTTCCACGGCACGGCATGTCGCCAGCAGCGCCGCAATATGGACAGGCGTTCATGCCTCACCTCGCGCTTTGGCGGATGCCTTAAGCCGCTTGTCAGCGCACTTCTGGCAATGGTGACCGTAGGACTGGTTCTGAGAGCCGCGCAGGATGCCTTGCGACGTGCGTCCGCATTCGCCACACTTTGGGAATTGCTCGAACCAGCGAAGCTCGGTGGTTTCCGCTAGCCTGCTCATTCCCCAACCCTCCCACTAACCATAGAGTTGGAACGGGCGTTGGAGATGGCGCGATCAAGGATCATCTTCATGATAGCCTTGGTGGCGTCCCACGATATGACATGATCATCCCAGATCTCGTCGCCGTCCTCGTCGAGAACGCAAATCCGGTCCTTGACCTCGCCAATGTATGCGGCCTTCGTGTCCGCGCTCGGGGTCAGCGCCTCAAGAAGTTCTACCTGAGAACTTGTGCGATGGGCGGCGAAGGCTTGCGGGGATGTCCAATCGTCGTACTTTCCAGACAGAATGAACCCTGCGATCTCAGCGGCGCCGGCATCGTCGGGATGAGACGCAATCCAGTGATCCGCCGCCCGCTCGCGATCAGCCTGAGTAACCGTACTCATGACACCCGCCCCCTCGCTGCACGATCGGCATCCCGGTTCATGTGAGCCAGAGCGCGGATAAGCTCGCTATCGTGGGAGCGGGTGCCGTTCAGCCAATCGCTATTGGCACGGGTACGGGCAATCTGCTCGCGGGCGTTGTCGAGATAGGCTTCGAAGGGCGCCTCGACTTCCGGGCTGGGGGTGGGGACGAAGCGGGCGGTCATGCTACCTGCTCCACTTCACGGGGCTGTGGCACCATCGGGCGGCCACTCGCTCCGCAAAGCGCCTGCAAATAGGGCTTGTGCAGCTGCCAGAACGGAAGCGCTTGGAACGTATCCATGCGCACGATGGCGCGATCATCGAACGCCCACCAATCTACCAGCGAATGTGACTGGCAGCCGATGGTCATCTGGTCGTCAGTGATGGTGACGTGCCACGTCAGGCCAGAGATGCAGATCGGAGAGACCCACGCATCGCCGTAGACCCACGCATCGCCGTAGACCCACGCATCGCCGTAGACCTGCGCATCGCCGTAGACCTGCGCATTGCCGTAGACCCGCGCATTGCCGTAGACCTGCGCATCGCCGTAGACCCACGCATTGCCGTAGAACTGCGCAAGATTCCCCTCTTTCTCGACGTACC